CAACCAACCAACAGAAAGCGAGACAGCCACCGTGGAAGAAACCACTTCAGCAGTCGAAGCAACACCTACAGTTGAGGCTGCCGCAGTTGAAGCTGCTCGCCCTGCTGTAACAGCAATGGCTTACTCAAAGCCACGAATCGAAGTAACAGCAGGAAAGTACGTTGAAAACACAATTCGTGCAGCACTCGGAGACGAGTCAGCACGTCAGTACATCCGCGCAGCAGATGACACCTCAGACAATGCTGGTCTCGTACCAACACGTCAACTTTCAGAGATCATCAACCCACTCGGAACAACCATCCGTCCATCAATCGAAGCAATCTCACGCGGAGTGCTTCCAGATGCAGGTATGACTTTTGAGATCCCTAAGATCACAGCAATGCCTACAGTTGCAGTTGCAGCTGAAAACGCAGGATTCTCAGACACAGATCAGAACTCATCATTCTTGTCAGTTGATGTCAAGAAGTACGCTGGACAGCAGACATTCTCTGTCGAGTTGCTCGATCGTACATCTCCAGCATTCTTCGATGAGCTCGTTCGCAACATGGCTGCAGCATACGCAAAGGCTACAGATGCAGCAGTAAACGCAGCACTTATCACAGGTGCAACAGCAGATGCAACAACAACAACAACCTACCCAACAGCTGCAGAGCTTCTTGGCGTAGTTGCTCGTGGTGCAGCTTCTGTCTATGGCGCAACACTTGGCCTAGCGAATCCATTTGCTCGCAACATGATCGTCAACACATCACAATGGTCTAACATCATGACACTCAACGATGCAGGACGTCCAATCTACACAGCTTCACAGCCACAAAATGCTGGCGGAGCAGTATCACCAACAGCTCTACAGGGTAACGTTGCAGGTCTTAACCTCTACGTCACACCTAACACAGCCGCTGGAACTGACACAGATGGATCAATCATCATCGTTAACCCAGATGCGTACACATGGTACGAGTCACCAACATACCGCCTACGCGCAGAATCAACTGCAGCAGGCCAGGTAACAATCGGCTACTACGGCTTCGGCGCAATCGCGACCAAGGTTGCAGCAGGCGCATTCAAGAACAACAAGGCGTAAGCCACCCTTAAGTCGCTGGCGGCGGAGTGCCCTTCTCCGCCGCCAGTCTTTAGAAAGGATTAGAGCATGGCATTGACCACAGTTGCAGAGCTTCGCACCGCCCTTGGCGTTGGAACTCTCTACGCTGATGCAGTCTTGCAACAAGTCTGCGATGCCGCAGATAACGTACTCTTGCCCTTTCTATGGAAAAATCAGCAATACATTATTGCTCACGGCAATGTGGGAACAGTTGGCACTCTTTATTTTGATCAGCCAATTAAAGAATATTTTTACGTTGGTCAATCTGTAACGATTTCTGGCGCTGGCACAAAATACAACGGCACAAAGACAATTACAGGCGTTGGTACTCGATCATTCAGTGTTACCACGACACACACTAGCGACAATCCTTACCACTCAGTAGAGCCTTATGGCATCGCCGCAGCTGAGACTTATACAGATTATGCAACAGTCCCGGCGATTCAAGAAGCTGCGCTCATGATCTCAATTGACATCTGGCAAAGCCGCCAAGCCCCATCAAGCGGCGGCGTAACAATCGATGGCTACTCACCTTCACCATATCGCATGGGTAACACTTTGCTTGCTCGCGTCCGCGGTTTACTTGCTCCATATCTTGATCCGAGATCGATGGTGGGCTAATGGCCGCCATATCAACACTCCGCGCAGGCATCGCCTCAGCTCTTACTGACAACACAAAATACTCAGTCTTTTCCTTTCCACCTGCAACACCTATTGCCAATAGCGTAATAGTCGCGCCTGCAGATCCTTACATTTCGCCATCCAACGGCTGGCATGCATCGATCTCACCAATGGCCAATTTCGTAATTTCCGTCATGGTTCCCTTGCTCGATAATGAAGGCAACCTTAACGGGATGGAAGATAACATCGTTCGGGTTTTCAACCTGCTCGCTGCATCGACCTACACCTACAACGTCACAGAGGTATCGGCTCCAGCCGTACTTAATGCCGTTTCAGGTGATCTACTAACCTGCAATATCAATATCTCAGTCCTAACGAGTTGGAGCTAAAATGTCCGAGTGGGAAAAAGAGCAAGAAGCCTTCCTGATCAAGATCGGGCAGGTAGCACCATCAAAGCCAGTAACTACTAAGAAAGACGAGGAATAATCTCATGGCTGTATTTCTAAGCAACAACGTCGGCGTGAAGGTAAACTCAGTCGATCTATCAGACCACGTTACCGCTGTAACACTTAACCGCGCATTCGACGAACTCGAAGTAACTGCAATGGGCGACAATGGTCACAAGTTCGTAAAGGGACTTGAAGCCTCATCTGTCACAATTGATTTTCTCAATGACACAGCATCTGCTAACGTCCTAGCGACTTTGCAAGCTGCATGGGGAACTAACGTCACAGTAGTTCTACTTCAGACAAAGGGTACTGCAGTATCTGCAACTAACCCTCTTTACACAATGACATGCTTGATCAACAACACGACAGACATCAACGGCGCAGTCGGTGACCTCTCAACACAGAGCCTCACATTCAACGTCTCTGGTACTATCGCAGTTGCAACAACAGGGTCATTCTAAGAAACTAAAAAAAGGGGCACAGCATGGCAAAACTAATAGTAAAACTGGCAGACGATAGCGTTGTCGATATCGAGATCACACCTCGATTAGAGTACGCGTTCGAGCTATATGCTAAAAAGGGATTTCACAAAGCATTCCGCGATGATGAAAAGCAGTCAGATGTCTATTGGCTTGCATGGGAAGGCCTTCGACTTAGTGGAGTCACAGTCAAGCCATTCGGCCCGGACTTTCTCGATACCTTAAAGAGTGTCGAGGTTGCAGAGTCTGACCCTTTGGCCTAGGCAGGGATAGCATCCACTATCTCATCGCTCGCTTGAGCATTGAGACGGCTATCCCTCCACAAGATTTGATCGATTTAGATCCATCGATGCTTCAGATGTTACTGAAAGCATTGAAAGACCGAGCGAAGGAGCAACAGGATGCCTACAGAGCTAAAAGGCGCTAGCCAGCTCCGCAAGGCTCTCAAGCAATTCTCGCCTGATCTTGATAAAGAAACTCGTGAGCAGATGGTCGGATTCTTAAAGCCATTGGTTAAAAAGGCTAGAGGATTCTTGCCATCTAACTCAGAGGCTCCATCTGGATTCGTTAAGCATGAAGTAAAGACTGCAAAATTTCCAATGTATGACGCAGCCGAGACTCGTCGAGGTATTGGCTATAAATTGACACCAACTAAGCCTAATCGTCAAGGCTGGGTGCAGACTGTCTCAATTCACAATAAGACAGCGGCAGGTGCAATCGTTGAGACCGCTGGACGTAAGTCTGGGATCTCTGGCAACTTTAGTCCTCGCTTCTCAGGCTCACTTGCAGGCCGTGCCAAGATGTCAGGCCGCGCAATGTTTAAGGCTTATGATCAAGATCAGGGCAAGGCCAAGGCTGGAGTAATCAAGGCGCTCGAAACGGCTGCCGCTAAGTTTAACGCGAGAGGCAATAATGGCTGAGTTACGCATACCGATTATCGGTGAGTTCAAGGGTCAGAAGGCCTTCAATCAAGCTGGCAAGGCAACTAGCACCCTAGATAAAAGTGTCAAGCGACTAGGCAGCACGCTAGCTGCCACTTTCGGCGCTTCTCAACTACTTAAATTTGCTAAGAATGCTGCGAAAGCATTTATCGATGATGAGCAGGCAGCATCACGCCTTGCTCTATCTGTAAAGAATCTAGGCCTAGCATTTGAGACTCCACGCATTGAGCAATTTATTTCTCAGTTATCTAAAGCTTCAGGCGTCACAGACAATCAACTTCGTCCATCGATGCAGAAACTATTGCAGACTACTGGCTCAGTTGCTGAGTCCACAGAATTACTTACTCAAGCCCTAGATATTTCACGAGGTTCGGGCGTTGATTTTGAGACTGTAGTCAACGATCTCAGCATGGCTTATGTAGGCCAGACTCGTGGACTGCGCAAGTATTCGCTAGGTATATCTCAAGCCGAATTAAAGACGATGAGTTTTGCAGATGTACAAGCAAAACTATCTAAGCAATTTACTGGCGCTAATGCTGCCTATCTTGAGACTTATGCAGGCAAAATGCAGATTCTTTCAACAGCCGCAGGTGAGGCTCAGGAAAATATAGGTAAAGGCCTAGTCGATAGCCTTTCATTACTCGCAGGCGAAGGTAACACGATCCAACCGCTAGCTGATTCGATGTTAGAGTTTTCATCGAGCGTCTCAGATGCAATCTACGGCATTGCCGTTCTGATTGATAAGATTAAACAGATTCCGGGAATTGATTTTCTATCTCGTAATCAAAAAACAATTTTAAGAAACATCCCAAATACAGGTTTAATAATTAAGGCTTATGAGGCACTTTCTCAATTAGGATCTCAGACCAAGCCTGGAATGGGTGGATATCCTTCATCTGCACTTGGTCCAGGATACATCGATCCTAATGATGCGGCTCGTAAAGCGGCAGAAGCGGCAGCGGCCAAGCGCGCTAAAGAACTAGCGGCATTACAGAAGAAGACATTAGATGCCCAGAAAAAACAAAATGCACTTACTAAGGCCGCTAAAACATTAGATATTGAGCGCATTAGCATTACGGCTGCTCTTCGCAATCAGGTCAGCGAAACTGACCGACTATCGTTAAACTTGCAATTAGCCTTGCTAGATAAGAATGAAGCGCAAGCGACAAAGTTATCGGCTCAATTGGACAACGCAGTTAAAAATCAACAGATTCTTAACGCTGCTCTATTGGCTACTCCAGAAGCGCCTAATCCTTTTAGAAATTGGATGCCACCTAGCCTCCAGAGCGCCTATGAAAATCCTTCATTCTACGGGCCAATGGGCGGTCTAGGAGCAGGTGTAATTGCTGGAGTTAATCCGAGCATCAATGTCACAGTAGAGCTTGACGGCCAAGCGGTCGGTGGTGCAATCCGTGACAGTCAGATCAATGACTCTTTATCTGGATCATTTAACCAGGTAAATCGCGGTGGCGGATTCAGAGGAGCGGTCGCTCTCTAATGGCCTTACCTGCAACCATCTCGGTATCCTTCGACTTTAGCCAGGGTGCTACCTTCGGCTATCCATTTACAGTCGGAGATGCCAAGTATGGTGTGATTGGAGTCTCTCAGTTCGCTTCGACAGAAGTACCTGATCCAGTAGTCGATCTTAGTGACGTCACTCGATCAATTAAGATCAGCCGTGGCCGTAACGTCATGCGTGATACCTACGAAACTGGCACATGTACAGTCCGAGTCTTAGACCCTAATTCTTATTTCAACCCTCAAAATACATCCTCGCCTTACTATGGTTATTTAACTCCTTTGAGAAAAATTCGCGTAGCTGCAACCACAGCCACATCTCAGGAGTTTTTATTCTCTGGCTACGTCGATTCTTATAAGTATTATTATCCAACAGGTCAAGAAATTGGCTACGTCGATATCATCTGCTCAGATGCATTCAGACTTTTCCAGATGGCTAACGTGTCAAGCGTCACAGATGCAACGGCTGGCCAGACTACAGGCACACGCATTACCAAGATCCTCGATCAAGTCTCATTTCCTACATCAATGAGAATTACAGACACAGGATCGACAACAGTCCAAGCAGATCCCGGCACTGCTCGAACATCCCTTGCAGCTCTTAAAGGGGCAGAATTTGCCGAGCAGGGCGCATTCTTTATCCGTACCGATGGCACAGCTGAATTCAAGGATCGCAACGATGTAGTCGGATCTTTAGCCGCTACTCCAATAGAGTTTAATCAGACTACAGGCATCCCCTATTCAGACCTTAAGTACGCCTTTGATGACAAGCTCATCGTCAATCAGGCCAGCATGACACGGGTAGGCGGATCAGCGCAGACTGCAACTAATGCAGCTTCATCGGCTAAATATTTTCCTCATGGCACTACTGTCACAGATATGATCCCTGAGACAGATGCTCAAGTATTAGATATCGCCAAGATTTACGTTGCCACTAGAGCTGAGACAACGATCCGCATCGATGCAATGACAGTCGATTTG